GAAAACCCCGGCGGAACCACCATAAGTGAAATAGCCGCCGCGCAGCGGGAGTCTCTCTCCATAGTTTCTAACATATAAAACATCTCCACCATGGCTTGCATCAATAGGGAAAAGCCCCAAAGCCTTTAACAATGTAGGAGCGGTTACCCCTGATTTTGCTGCAAACGTTTCAAAGCTACAAGCGCTATACCTGTAATTATCATTAACATCACCGCCGGTATACATCGGATTATCTCTTGTTGTATTCAGTATAGGATCTCCACCAACATCGTTACCATCCTGAGCAGAACTTCCGGCTGTAGTATTATCTATTTTGAGTGTGTTTGCCGTACCTAGATCGACAAGACTACCATCCTGAAGCATTGCTTTCCAGTAAGTACTTGTGTCGCTCTGGTTAATAGCCTGAGCTGCATCATTATTCGGAATGATTTGGATTTCTCCGTTTTTCAATCTCAATCCTCCAACCCATTCCCACACATTGCCGTTCATATCAAATATCCCGTCATTGGTATTGTCGTGCGCCCATGACGCAGGTCCGGAACCAGTTGCAACACGCCCTATCCTCGTTGCATCATACATCCATGTCATTACACCCTTTTCATGAGCAGCAGATGTATCTGCGCCATAGTTGTTATTCCCACGAGGCATGAATCCATTCTTCTTACACCACAAAGCGATAGCTGCCCATTCTGCATTGGTCATAAGATGCCACCCTAAGCCTTTTGCCTCACAATAAGATTTAGCCTGATCAAAGTTCGTATAGACTGCAGGGTCTTTATGAGGGAGACTGTAGGCTCTGCCATTCATAACTATATTCTGATATTTGCTAATGTATATTGCATCTTTTTCAACTCCATTAACAATAAAGGCAGGATGCGTTGTATCAGGTCCGCCTGTGATAACATCAGATATTTTAAATTTAGGGATTTTCACCATGATAGAAGGCATCCCAAGGTCATCAAGCAGCACAGTATTTTTGCCGCCTGAAAGAGCCTCAACAGTAAGTTTCAAATCATCAAAATTAGGCATTATTCAACCCCTCCATTCTCCAAAGTGTGAGCGTTACATTATCCATGTTAAAAGGAATCGGAACAGGCTGCATAACTGGATTTCCCTCTTCATCAGTTCCATTTTCCTCCATATTGTACTGCCTTTCCGGAATATCTATCTGAGCAACATATCTGTCTGAAAGCCCCATAGTAAAAAAGCCAAACTTATCCTGGCATATGTCAAGATGCACTGCAAAATCACGCTCATACTTGCTCAAATCCAATGTGATTTCACCAGCAAAGTTGATTTTTGTACCTGTAACGGTGTAATCAATCTTTGGTCCTACATTCTTTTCAATGACTATCATTGATACATACCTCCTGTAACGTAATATTTTACAGTCACAGCAGTTGCGCTGCCTGTAAACTTAATCTTGAAGCCGTTGAGCTGCTTGTCATATACAACAACCTCTCCTACTGGGCCATTAGAAGAAACGACTTCAACCAATACCCTGTAGTTCAATGTATCCCTTGATTTCTGCAGGTTAACTGTCACGCTGGAATTATTAAAAGGGTACGACTGGCTGTTTGTCATTGACGCCTGCCCCGTTTCCCCCTCCAGATCTGACAGAACACGTTTATGCTGCAGAACCTGCTGTGATAATACCGACATTCCAGCATCTCCGGCAAATATGCCTTCTTCCATATTGTTGAAGTTTGTAGCCGACTGTGGGGTACCCTGCTGGATGACTGCACCGGTTCCAGGATCCACAACATGGTCCTTCCATGTGGTACGGTTATATGGTTTCATACGCTGTTACACCTCCTTCAAAGGAAATTCGAATTTCATGAGTACACCCTGCGTACCGCTCTTTGTGATGTTTTCCGCTCTTTCACCGGCGACCTCCCCGCCCTCATCAATAAGCCTTACATAGTTGATTGTCGCTGTACCGCTGACAGTATGATCAATCACCATGTAAACAATCAGGGTATCACCTTCAATCTTTTTTTCCGTAATCACAGCATCATAAAAGGTGCTACCAATACGGTACTGAGCCTTAACTAAGCTCTTTAACCATTCATTCCTCCTTTTTTGTAGATAATTTGCAGTCCAAAAGTTTGCCAAATACATCACCCCTTTTTTTATTCACCACACCGTCTTGTGCCGCACAGCACATAATTAAATGTGTACTGTTCCAATTCAAGTCCAGTATTTATATCACTGCCGGATATTTGTCCAAGAGTGGCAATGTCCGGCGTAGTACCGCATAGTTTGTAATCAAACATATACTCATTAACATTTGCCAATACATTAACTTCTGCATTTTCCACCTTACCGAGCGTAGCACTATCAGGATGAGTTCCGCACTTCAGCATGTTTGTAAGTGTGTATTCAAACATATATGTCTTTTTCTTTACACTTACTGTAGTTTCTATGGTGTACTTGATAACCAATACAAACGGAAGGTGTGCCGGTATTCTCCTGGAAAGAATGGTGTCAAGGTCAATCAGGTATAAGCTCGGTGAAGTACCTCTTTCAATTTCAATGGAAATAGTACTATCATTGAAAAACACATCAGAAGTTGCATTAGTAAATGCGTACACCATTTCTTTTATTTTGCTTGCACTCATCTTTCCAAAGCCAATAAAAAAAGAGGCTACTAAACGTTTCCTCTCATCCAATGACCTTGTCTTGTCAACCTGCAGATATAAAAACCGCTCAATCCGTGCTATTGTCGGTTCATCGGCATCCATAATGAAGTTATTCAGAAGTACCTGGTTAAGTCCGTTCTCCGCCTGGTCAAGTTTATCTCCGCTCACTTGCAATATAGCCTGCATCTCCAGGACATTATCATAAAACACTGGAAGGAAGGTCTTCAGTTCTTCATAATTGTTGTTATACATTCACCGTCACCACCCCCAGGACAGCAACTGATTCGATATCAATAGGTATATTGGCAGTACCGCCGTTTAAAGTCAGGTTAGAGTAGTCCAGAATTGCATCCAGCCCATTGATGATAGCACCAATAGAGGTAAGCCTAATTACTATATCCTCACCTTCAGGAGTATTTAACGCAATATCCTTTAGATAATCAGTCAAAGCTGTCTGTGTCTGTTCCTGCGCCATCTGAGCGGTTGAGCCTGCTTTCAGCACCGCTGTATACGATATGTCAATTACTATGGGGTTGGCAGCTGCAGCTGTGAATTTTGCTCCGAGATTGGCCACTCCTTCACCAAGTCCAAGTCCTCCCGGGTCTATATATTCCTGGACATTTGCTACAACTGCTCCAGATGCAGGCTGTCCCTCTGTGTCAATTAAAACTCCCTTGACAGTATTCGGGCCATTCCATAAAGGAAATATCCTTGCCCTGCCAACACCGGCAACCTCTTCACACCATGTTTTATAATGCTGCTTGTTTCCATTCTCTGCAGGCCCGGCAATCTTCTCCCGTATTCTTCGCCTAAGGTCTTCATCAGATTCCTTTTCTGTACCAGGCTCTATGATATCTCCAAGGGTAGCTTCATCAAGGCCAAGGATATTGTTGAGCGGAACCAGCCTTTCGCCTGAGGGAATATTGTTTGCATTTTCCCCGGGTTCTTCAGCTTCTACAAACAGCTCACCGTTCTCATCCAGCTTAAGTACAAAATAAATGCCACCGGCAAAAAACCGCTCTCCTGAGGAAGGTGTTGTGCCAACATATGAGAATTGCCTTTTACAGGCCTTAGCAGCAAGCCTCGTAACACCATGTTCACTTGCCTTTTTATCCAGGTATTCATTTGTAGCTGTGTCAATAAAGATAAGTTCAAACACCATATTTAGGTCCTGATAAAACTTCGACAGCTTAAAAGCCTGTGGAGCTACTGCATCATAGAATATACTGCCTTGCCTTGTATCTATGCCGACAGGTGCCATAGCCAACATTTCTGCAAGTATATTTTCATAGGTTCTATCCTCAAACATCTCTATATCACCCCCTCAAACTCGGTAGTCCCGAATATGGTATCAACGCTGAATTTTAAGAAAACACTGTCATCCTTAAAGCTGAATGAAAAATCATAAACCTTGAGTATCCTTGGATCATATGTCAGTGCATCTTCAACAAGCCTTGGCATTTCACTTTCAATGAACTCTCTTGTAGCATCTGTAGTGGTAATCTCTCTGATTTCACTGCCGTATTGAGAATCGTAAATCAGGCATTTAAACCGGGGAGTGATGAGTGCTTTCCTGATGAATTGATTCATGGCCTCCAGCTCATCCACTTTGCCGATAATCCGTCCGTTATCAAGGTCCAGCTTATATGTTTTACTCGGCAGATACGGCTCATCTATCACTTGAGTAATTCCAATAGGTATATCAAGAGGCATTTTACATCACCCTATCCATAACGTAATATTGCTTACCTCGGTTAAAACTTAATATATATACACGCTCGCCTTTTTTCAGGCTGTTGTGTACCGTCATCTGTGCTCCTTGAATACTAAAAGTATCAAGGTCATGTGTATGGTTTCCGTCTGTACTTGTGGATCCTTCCGAAGTGGTATGAGAATGGTCACCGGCTTCTTTCGTCTTAGAAGTTAAAATAGCTTCAGCAGAAAGGGCAATATCAACGCTGGCAGTGTAGTCCGTAAGGTGCTTCGGAATTACCATGATGTCCTTGTCAAGAACCATCTTTTCATTGTTTACAAGCTTAATCTTCAAAGGATCTGCCGAAATAACCTCACCTTCAACAATATCCATGTCCTTAACCTGCATTCCCTGTATTAACTGTTTAATGCTTGTTGCCTCTGCCATGGTCCCACCACCTCCTAAAACTCATTTGTCATATTAAGCTGCAGATTCATGGAATGGTAGTTGCCTTTAAAAGTATGACTGTCCTCATCCACATAGAAGCTGCGCTTTATTCCCAGTTCCTTGATGATTACATATACGCCAACCCCGCTGATTACATCCGGTATTCCCAGGCCTGAAATACTTAAACTGGTCTTAACCGCACCTTTTTCTTTCAGCATGCTATCTACCATCTGCTGGAGCTGGGCAGTATTCATTTTGTCGTCTGGTTTTTCTGTCTTTTGGAATATTCCGATTTTCTTCTCCAGGGCATCATTAACACTTTCAGCTATGACAGTACCTTTATCACTCATAAGCTTTATTCTTGTTGCTATGTCTTCAATGGACTTTGAAAAATCATAATCGATAAGGTTCTGCCCGGTTTCAATCACCCACTGCTTTACATTGTCCCTTCGCCTTATTAGCCTCGCCTTGCCCTTTTTTGATTCAGGGTAATATCTAACCCCTGTAGCCTTATAAGTAATGCTTAGAGCGTCACATATCACATCAAAAATAGTAGCATCAGGCTTAGGCAGCGTTGGGATTCTATGTTCGGTATCGGCCACTTCACCGTAGGATATTTTAAATCTCTGGCAGCAATCAACGAAGATTTCACTTGCCTTTTTATCCTTGTAATTGAAGGTATCAGAATTGTTTGCGAAGTAAATCAGGTTATCCCTGGCTTTGAAGGTCAACTTCTTGCTCTTGTTTTGTCCCTGATCCACAATTAACCCCTGAAACAACTCTTCATTCTTCCATGTAAACAGACAATGGTCTCCATCTTCGACATCTATCCCTGATCGCTTATATCCGTAATCCCCGCTATCAATAAGCGTTACTGAAATAGAACGCCCTGCAGCTCCTTTCCTACCGCTCCATGTTACTGTTTCAACAAGGTTGCTTATGTCGAATGCCTTGCCATTCTTTAAGAGTATCAATCCAATCATTCAATCACCCCGGCATTTTCAACTTCTGGTTTGGGTATATGGTATAAGGAGCATTTATGCTGTTCATTTGGGCAATCTCTTTCCACCTGTTAGCATTTCCAAGCACATTCTTTGAAATCTTATATAGGTAATCTCCTGCCTTTACTATATAAACGGAAGGCTGTACACGGTTGTCAAGCCTTTGCTTTTCCTTGCTGATGCTGGCAGCTCCTGTACTGACATTCACCTTTACCTGTCTTATCTGAACCGGTCTGAATTCTTTCAATGTGATTGAATAATGCAAGGTTCCAATATCTCCGCCTCTTTCCTCATACTCGAAATTTTCAATTGTGGCGAATATATTTATTCTGGATCCTGTGATGATAAAGTGAATAGGCTGGTCCGCTTCTTTCCACTGCTCAATTGTAGCTCTGCAGGTTTCAGGATTAGGAAAATTGGAATATTCAATTCCCGGAAAACTCGCACTTGGAAAGAAAGAACTGAAAGAGAACACCATGGCAGGCCTGTCCTGCTTAACAGTTATCTCTCCAAGTCCAGAGATATCAACGCTCTCATTCTTGCTGCCATTCACTACTTTAAAACTTTCCGGAAGAACGGGGAGCCTAAGCCGTTCTTTTTCGTTATTGAATGTCAGCCAGTACTGATATTTAGAACTCATAGCTCATCTCCCCTTCCTCAAAGATTTCTTCCTTCAGGATTTTCATGAGTATTGGCTTCAGGTATTCAAGGAGCAGCTCCAGGATAGATTCCTTTGAAGCAGCAATGTCAAACCTGAGTTCGCCGCTACCGTTGATATCCAGTGTAATATGCTTTTCTTCAACTATGGTACTTTCTTGCTGTTCTATTGGGTTAAGAACCTCAGACTTTGGAACAGCTACATTTACTGGTCTGCTAAGGCCTTCAAGGATTTTATTGGTCTCTCGTTCAGGAAAAACAGTACTGCCAGCTGCACCGACAATCAGCTCAGGCCCCTTTTCACCAGCTATAAACATATCAGGTGCATCTATAGAACCTTTGGCCAACATCGGTATTTCAGGAATATTTATCTCAAACCCCTTACCACCAAGTAACGGTACCCAGTCAGGTATTTTTATATCAAGCTTGTTAATCCCCTGGATAGCTTTGTTTATCAAGGTTATCACTGCATTGATTGGCGTCTTGAATATTGCTCCAAGATACTGGAATATGCCGGAGAATATGTTCCTTACTCCTTCCCAGGCTTTTTGCCAATTCCCCGTGAACACTCCGGTAATAAACTGGATTATACCGTTAAACACTGTTTTCAAACCTTCAAAGGCAGTAATGAATGTATTCTTTATATAGTCAACTATAGGTCTAAAGACTTCCATCAGTTTATTCCACAGCTCAACAGCTTTAGCCTTGATGACATCCCAGTTCTTGTAGAGCAATACACCTGCAGCTATCAATGCACCTATACTGAGCACAACCCAACCGATAGG